TTACTGCTTTAATATTCTTTTTATTTGTACTCTTTTTAGAAACCATAATTTATACCTGTGTCGTAACCTCTAATATATTTAGGTAATAAATACAAACAATTTTAATTTATTTTTGTATAAGACTCAGTTTCTGATATGTTTATTGAGCTAGTATCAATAGTTTCATCAAGTACCGAAGTCTTATTTTCCGTTATTACTTCTACCTCAGTGTTAAACTCTGTGATTTCTCCTGTAGAAGTTATTAAATACTTAGGATATGGAATATATCCCTCCACTGAGAGATCAAATCTTCGTCTAATGATTCTATCTTCTCTGTCGCCGACCACAGTAACAGAATCGTTCTCTTCTCCTGTTATAAATGCCATTGTAGAATTAGTATATTTTGTAATCATAGTTAAATTAGGATTTAATAATAACCTAATTTGTTCTACAAGCTGATCCATATCTTCGTTATACTTAGTCCACATATTTACTTCATAAGATATTGTAATAGCTTTGGGGGCTAAACTTATAACTCTAAGAGCCCTTTTTCTTTTAGTATCCCAATAAGTTTCATTAACTAGTAAATCTTTTATTCTTCTACGCTCTGTATCTTCATCGCTTAGGGTCTGTGCTACCGTTACAAGGGGGAGAATTATGTTATTTTCTTGAAACATTTTTGCAACTGCTCTCTCTGCGGTTGCATTCACACATGGAACATCTATAAGTTCATTTTGAGGATCTCGTATCTTAAAACCAGAAAACGAAGCAAGCATAAATCTTAAATTTTCTTTATAGGCCGATGATATAAGGTGTTGAGGTTGTATTTTATCGCTCAATAATCCCCTTATCCAATCCCTAGTCTTCCACCTCATTATCTATCTCCGTATGGATTATTCAGATCTTCTCTAGTAGAAAGAGGACTATTAGGAACCACTGTTTCGGCATTCATAGCAGAAATATTCTCTGTTCTCTTTGTGAGAGGTTCTTTAACAACATCAGAAAAATCTCTAAGAACTCGGGCAGCGCATACTAAGTGATAAACTCCATAAATTTCAAAACTCTCCTCCTGAACCTCTATAATCTCGTACTTTACATTTTGAAATTTAGGTTTTACTACATCGTGAGGTATTGGAGTACGACCCAAAACTGTTTCTATACTACTCTTATTAAAAGTAAATAGCTGATCATTGCTTAATTCTATACCAAACTGGGTTAGGTTCTCTTCAATAGGAGATGGATTATAATGACCAAATACTACTATTGGTTCTGAGTGTAGGGTTTTCATCCTCTCCTCCATGTAGATAGGATCTATAGTTCCATCACTCTGAAAATACTTATAATATAAAATTTTAGATCCTGCTAACCGAATTTGCTCTTCATCAATGAGATTATGGAGACCTAGATCGGGATTTTGAGGATCAAACAGACTTAGTTCTGTTGAGTCCTCTATAGTAGGCAGCGGGGGCATTTTTACCCCAACTTTAAATCTATTATCCTTATTCATTAGAATGCCGTGAACACTGGTGGCTCTTCGATCTCAGAAACCAATTCTTCTATCAGTAATTGTTTTTCTTCTTTACTTTGCATAAGTAAAGCTTCCCCATTTAACTGAGATCCACCTCCTGGAGAAGGGAGAATTGCATACTTCCCTCTAATTTGCCCTAAAACACCTTTAACTGCTGCGAGAGTGTACCTCTGCAACCAATTCCTGTAAGCAGGATGTATTGTATTTGAGTTTATTGCTCTGTATTCTATAATAACTGTTTGTGGAGTTGTGACAGGTGCGGGGGATAACAATAAATATCTTCCATCTACAACATTAAAGGAACCTTCTTGACCTAATATTTTTCTTGTCATTTCAAGGTTCTGTTGCAGAAGATAAAAGTCTGCTACACCAAAATTTTGAAATAAGAAGTTATCCTGAAAATACTTTATAAAAAAGTCAAATTCTAGAGTACCTGCTTGAGACTGTATAGAAAGCAAAGTCTTTTTGTATACAACATAGGTTAAGTTATCCAACATGTATTGGGGGAGTTCATACATATTTGTCCCTGCGGAGGCATCAAAGGCAGCTATCTGTTTCGTCCATAGCGGAGCATGATAATTCAATCTTGTAATTGCTTCATCCATACATGTTCTTATTTGATAAGGAGTAACTTCTATTCTTACTACTGGGTGTCCTAATTGAGCTAGGGCATAATCAGCTAGAGTTTGTTCAAAATCCGTATACTCTTCTAAAGAACTCTCAGTACCTGTATTTAATTTATCTCTATCAATACTAGTAAGTATTACGCCCTTGTCTATATGAGCCCCAATTGGAGATGCTAATGTATTACCAAATGTAGCAAGACGGGGTACTTTCGCAGGTGGTGTTGCTTGTGCCATAATTAACCTCTAGAATTATATACCTAAAAAATAAGAGGGACCCGAGAAAATTCTCAGATCCCTCTAAAACTATTAACCTACTCTATTTAGAGAGTTGGGTTAGCTTGGTTCAAGGCTGACGAGCCACCACCCTTACCGAACGGATTGAACAGGTAATTAGCACCTGCTCCAACCACTCGAATGATTCTGTAGAACCTGTAGTACGGACCAACCGCTGCCTTGCCGTAGCGAGTCAGAATGCCCTTTCTGGGCTGGAAGTCCGAAGGATCAGTGATTGTTGGCATGGACTGGAGTGGGATATATGGAGCATATACATAACCACTATCCATGGCGTTATCACCCTTATAGCCAACCATAATTTCGTCCTCAGGATACATTGGATCAACCCACAGGTCATAACGACCCATGAACTTACCTCTGTAAGAAATTTGGTTACGTCCGATATTAGTTGGACCATCACTAGGAGCAATACCACCTTCAAGCTTCGCTGCTGATTCCAGCATGGAAGCAATCAGAGGTGATGTAATAAGCCAGTTACCAGGACCACGGAATGTAGTTCTGTAGATATCCTGCGAAGCGAAGTTAATTATCGAAAGCAGATTAGCATATACGTGGCCGACATGCTGTGGTGCCGCACCAAACTGACTGTCAGTCCTTGAGAGATCAACGAGCCACACGTTAGAGTTAGTACCTTGATCAGGACCATCCCCTACGCCTATGCCCGCATTAGCAAAATCATACAAGAATGCGGAAGGAGTAAACTCTGTAGAATTTACCGTGCCAGCGTTCGCTGTGGGATGATGCGGCCCCTGCGCCTGGAAATTATTAGCGTTTCCACCACCAGTAAGGGATCCGACATTCCAACCAGTGTGACCATTAGGATCATACGCAATCATACGAAGATCTTCAATAATCTCACGGTCAATCTCAAGAGCAATTTCCTTTGAGAGAAGGCTAGTAAGCTCTCCCTCAAGATCAAGGTTGTGATACGCACGAAGGTCTTGAGCAGCCTCAAGAGTCCAAAGTGCCCGCATCTTACGAGTACGAGCAACAACTGGCTGCTGATCAATGTGCATGTTAAGCTCTGGAATACCAGTAGAGGTAAGAGCTTCACCTGCACTAACGGAATATCCGAGGATAGTCGCTGCAACAGGGAAGGAGGCGATTTTACCACCCATCGTAGAGCTTGGACTCGCTGGAGAAATCCATGAATCAGCACAAGTACCCAGGTTGTTCTCTAAACCAAGCGAAGACAACGCCGCATTAGCAGCACTAAAAGTATCAAAAGCCTCTCTAGCTTCAGCCGATCCTGTTGCGTCACGCCCATCAACTCCAGTGTCAATAGCACTGGATGTAAGGTTAGCATACGTTAGGTTGTAACGACTGAACACTGTTTGGTTTCGACCTCCTGTTGGAGTGCCATAGTGTCGGTCATGACCCAGATAGAAAATCTGGGACACTGGACCTTGCATAGGCTGAACGCCAACAAGGTTATTAGCAAGAAGCTGCGGATAGACGCGACGGACGAGTGGAAATGCGAACTTCTGGAATGTACCGAGCTTACCCACTGTAGTAGGTGAATCAGTACCAACAACTTCGTCCACACGCTCACTCACGATGGCTTTAGCCTGGTTTTCCAGAAGAACTGCACATACCTTACGCTTGTAGTCATCGTCTATACCCTCAAGTACAGGACTCCAACGGTCCTCCATACTTGGATCATAATTAGAAATCATATAAAAACTCCATTAAGGTATCTACTCAGCAATGGGCATAAACCGCATTACTTCAGGCGTAAGAAATTCATTGTGAATTCCTTCATTAACAGATGAGTCTCCAACTTCCGAGTTGGAGACCATTACTGCTTTTTCAGAGGATTCAAATGGGAGCGACTGAGACTCAGTGAGTCTTTCCGTTTCTTCCACTAGCTCTGTATTTGTATTCTCAAGAATATTAATCTTATCTCTGAAAGCTTCTGCTATGGAGACAAGCTTCTCATTGTCTTCCATTAACTTTTCAACTTCCTTAGTAAGACTAGAAATATTTTCCTGAGACTCTTCATTCACATCTACAAGACCAGAAATCGCTGATTCTTTGTCATGTTGATCTAACTCAACAGACATCATTGTTTTCATACTCTCAAAAACGTGACCATTTCGGACGAACTCTTCATCTTGCTCAAGTTCCTTTAAAGCATATTCCTTGATTTCATCAACCTTCATACGAAGGAATCCATTGACCTTTGTGATGAGTCCATTGACCTCACTATCAACTCGTTCTGTAATCACTGAGTCTACCAACTTTGCTATCTCATCGACTGCATGTTCTGTAAGACCTTCTGGAAGAAGCTCTGCAAGATTTTCCATCTTTTTAGATTGCTTATCACTCATGTAAACTATCTCCTATAATTATTTATCATATTTAAAAATTAAAGTTTAAAAAAATTTAAATATTGTTGTTTATTCCCTACATTTAAAGGTTTTATTACCCTAAGTATTAATTTTACCTTATCTTATTCAATTTATCTTTCAATAAAGTTATAAATATCTTCTCTGATTTTGCTCTTCCCATAGTCTCATTAACAGTTTTTTGAATAAACTCTGAGTCTACTGATTCTTTAACAAGACCTGGAAAGGCACCCTTTGTAGATGGATCAGCTACTAAATCAAAAGTTAGAAGTTTGAAATCCTCATTTACGTGCTTATACCCTTCTACGTCTTCCGTTAGAGTACCCATTCCGCGAGAAGATATACCAAGCATAACACCTCCCCTTAAAAGAGCCTGTGCAGTCTGTCCTGCTGGCGTATTAAGGAGTTCTGCCTCCCCTATCATCTCATTCCCGTTCATCTTTAAATTAGTAACTAAGTGAGAGACATTCTGAAGGCTTACATGGTCGTGGGTTGGGTGATCTAATTCTCCCAT